TCATTCAGACTCGTGTCAATCAGGTTGCCTCGTTCTGCACTCCGCAGAACCACAAGTTCGAGATGGGTTTTCGCATCAAGATGCGGGACCGCGAGGCGAGCCCGACCAAGGCGGACAAGAAGTTCGCTAAAGAGATGGAGCGGATGCTGCTGCAGTGCGGCGCCGTGAATCACGACCCGCGCGGACGTCCGACGCTCGAAAGCTTTCTACGTCGACTGGTCCGCGACTCGATGGTCTATGACCAGATGTGCTTTGAGATTGTCTCCGGTCGTGACGGGCGTCCTGCGGAATGGTACGCCGTAGACGCTTCTACGATTCGCTTGGCGAACACGGATAAGCTATTTCCCGACGACGACCTCAATCGCGTTCACACGGTGCAGGTTTACGATAACGTCACCATCGCAGAGTTCACTCGCGAGGAGATGGCGTTCGAGGTCCGCAACCCGCGAACCGACATTCGGGGCTACGGATACGGGACCAGCGAGCTTGAAATGCTCGTCTCGACTGTGACCGCAATCCTTTGGGCCTGGCAGTACAACCAGAACGCATTTGCTCAGGGCTCGCTGCAGAAGGGTATTCTGAACATCGTTGGGTCGATTCCCGAGAAGCAGCTGAAGGCGTTCCGCCGACTTTGGTATCAGCAGGTGTCCGGCGTCGAGAACGCCTGGCGTACGCCCATCACCAATGCCGAGAAGCTCGAATGGATCAACATGCAGAACTCCTCGAAGGACATGGAGTTCTCGGCATGGATGGACTTCCTTATCAAGGTTGCCTGCTCCGTCTTCCAGATGGACCCCATCGAAGTGAACTTCAAGTACGGCACGTCCGGACAGAAGGCGATGATGGAGTCTGGCAACAAGTCCAAGCTCGTCGAGTCCAAGGACAAGGGGCTCAAGCCTCTGCTGCGCTTCATGTCGCGCGCAATCGACAAGCACATTGTCTGGCCCATCAATCCAGAGTTCACATTCGAGTTTGTTGGTCTTGAGGCGCAGACGCCCAAGGAAATGGCCGACATGTTCACGCAGCGAGTTCGCACGATGTACATGATCGACGAGCTTCGCGCGGAGCAAGATCTGCCTCCGCTCCCAGATGGGCTCGGCCAGGTCATCCTTGACGCGAACTGGATGAACGCGCGCAAGGAAATCAACGCCAAGAAGCAGCAGGAAGAGGCAGCAGAGGCGCAGGAGGACGCGCTTCAGGCTCGCGTCGCTGCGATCTCGGCGATGCCCGCTTCGTTGGTTTCACAGGAAGAGCTATCCCAGCTGACGCAGATGCTCTCGGCACCGAAGGGCGGCGTTCCGGGCGCACCCGTACCGAGCGGTCCTCCTCCGTCGCTTGTGCCAGGAGCCGGCGCAGGCGGCGGACCGGGAGGTGGACGTCGCGCTCCGGTCGCTCCGTCAACTCCGCTGGGCAAGAGCCTCGTCATTGACGTGGAGGTCTGACATGAAACCGATTCCAGGCTATGCCGGCTACTACCTCGACCAGCAAGGAAAGGTGTACTCGGATCGGCAAAAGGGAACCGGGGCACGTACTGAGGAGAAGCACGAGGTCACAACGACCGACAAGGGGCATCAGTACGCTCGTGTCGTTCTGATGAAGGACGGCAAGAAGACCACCAAGTACGTGCATGACCTTCTGGTGCTCACGTTTCATGGCGGCAAGCGAGATGGGCAGGTTGTTCGACATCTCGACGGAAAGACCGAAAACAATACCGCCAAGAACGTGAAGCCTGGAAGCCTGGAAGAGAACGTCGCAGACCGGGTTAAACACGATCGCGCCAAGAAGGCGATGCACATCAAGAGGTAAGCCATGCGTGTCAAGTCGCTGGTCAATGTTCGTATTTTCGAGAGCACCAACGAGCGCGATCTGCTGTTCGGTCCGTCGGTCGATGACGCTACGTCGATCGTCGATACGTACAACGAGGCGCACTCTGGGCGCTTTCAGGTCGGCACCACCGCAACCATCTCGCTCGGACTTGGCTCGCTGCAGTCTTGTCGTGGTCTCTTCGTCCGTGCGTTCGGCGATTTCGACCTCGCAGTGAACGGCGCGGCGCCGATTCAGGTTCGCCGTCGTCCCAGCGCCGCTGCGACCGAAATGGCCAGTTTCTATGTGGACGGGATCGTAACTTCGGCTACGGTGACCAACACGTCAGCGACGACCGTTCTTGGCGGCTACTTCGCGATGTGGGGAGACCCGACCTGATGAAAGTCCGAATCGAGGGTACGGAAGAAGAGCTTGCGAGCAAATCGCTCGCTGCGGCGAAGCACGTCCTGAAGGAGTTGAGCGCGCACGACCCTCGTCTGGCCAAAGCGTTGCTCGCTCTGGATGAGCAGGACGAAATGGAGAAGGCCGAGGTCAAGAAGCCTCGTCCGCGTTTCCATGTTCGCGACGAGCGGACGCTGTCGAAGAATGTGGCTAGTTGGACGGTCGGCGGGCACTACGATAATCGCTCGGTCGACACGGGCTCGTCAGGACCCAACTACAAGTACAACGTGCCGATCCCCGCACAGACTGCGCAGGTCGATGTGGGCAAGACGCGCGAAGCCATGGAGCAACTTGTCGACGGACTGCTTGATGACAATCGGCGAATGCGGAATCGAGAGGACTACTACTTCCGTGACGGCAAGTCGTTCCCGGTCTATGGCGCACGCGAGTACCATCTCGCTGCGCACGCGTTCTGGGAGGACGACGTCGTCGACGAAGCTCTGCGAGAGCTTGCGACCATTCGTGCGGTCGAGCGCAAGGAGAGCGTCGCCATCGACCCCTTCATTGCGCAGGAACAGGACGACGTATGAACGTCCGCTGCAAAGGCTGCGGCAACAAGGTCGTTCAGAAGAGCGATCAGGGCGTTCGCGTTCGCACGCAGGGACCGCTGGTCTTCAAGAGCGACGGCAATTGCGTTGGGCAGTGTTTCTGGTGCAAGGGATCGGTCGAGCTTCCTATCGAGCTGACCAAGGCGTACACGGCGCCGACCGAAAGGCTCGTCATCGTAGAACGACTAAAGTCGACATTTCAAGATGACGACACTTGACCTGCTATCCGGCTTCGCGTAGAAACATCAAAGTAATTCGGCCCGGTAGGGAAGTCTTCGAAAGAAGGTACTTCCGGAGAGGGGCAGCTGCCTGGAAAGGATTTCCGGGTTGCTGCCTTTTTTATTTATGAGCGATGAAAGTTTCAAATTCTACGCTCCCCTGTCCTTCTTCGAGAAGGCGGACGCTCCTGAAGGACTGCGACGTCGCGTCGCAGGTCTGATCACGACCGAGCGCAAGGATCGCGAGGGCGAGACCATTCTTCAGCGCGGCCTCGACTTCTCCGAGTTCCTCGACTTCGGCTGGTTCAACGACAATCACGCCAAGGAGATGGCAGGTGTCGTCGGCTATCCCGAGGGCGTGCGCTACGTTCGCAAAGGTGAGCGTCTTCCTGATGGACGCGAGGCGCCTGCAGACGGCCATTGGGCCGAAGGCTGGATGCTTGAGGGCGATCCTCGCGCCGACACCATCTGGCAGAAGGCGCTCGCACTTCAGAAGTCTGGTAACCAGCGCAAGCTCGGCTTTTCCATTGAGGGCGTGATCGAGCGTCGTTCCGGCGAGGACCGCAAGATTATCGCGAAGGCGCGCGTGCGCAACGTCGCCATCACGCACTGCCCAGTGAACACGGACACGCAGCTTGTCGCGCTCGCCAAGTCGCTGGAGCGCGCGGTGTCCGACGACGAGTACGAGAAGATGTGCGGCAAGGCCGAGGACGAGGAGGATGACCTCGACAAGGCTTACAAGCACATTGACTTCTCGCCGCCGGCTGGTGCGCGCCGGGATGCGCAGCGCGGGCTCGATCTTCGTCGCGAGTTTGGTCGGGGCGGCACCGGCGTAGGTATCGCGCGGGCGCGTGACCTCGCTCGCGGAGCCAATATGAGCCCCGATACGATGCGCCGCATGAAGGCATTCTTCGATCGGCACCAACAGAATCGTGGTTCGGGCACCGAGGACCCGCCCACTAACGGCTACATCGCTTGGCTCCTTTGGGGCGGCGACCCTGGCCGTGCTTGGGCAGAGAAGGTCGTTCGTCAGATGAACGCCGCTGATGAGGCTAACAAGGCGCTCATGGCTGGCCCTGCCACTTCCAATGCTCGCGTGATGGGTCCTGTGAGCGGGGTTGGCGCAGGACGCGTCCTTTCACCTCAAAGCCTGGAAGGGCAGCATCGTCGTCACTTCGGTAAGAGCGAGGCGGTGCAGTGGGTGATGAATCGGCACCCCAATGTCAGTCTCGCGACTGCGGAGCGCATGGTTGAGCTATCCTTCGCTCTCCGAGACCGCGAACTTCTCTAGGAGCAACCATGAACTACGGTAAGGCAGAGTCGAAGGATAAGAAGGACGTCAAGAAGAACGACGTCAGCGTTGAAATCGGCCACGACGATCGTGGCGCTCACAATGTCGCCGGCGGCAAGAAGAAGGACGCCGAGGAGGACGAGGAGATGGAAGAGAAGGAAGAGAAGGCACTCACTCCCGAGCAGCTTCGCGAGTTCGCCGCCAAGCGGAAGAAGATGGCGAAGGCTGAGGACGAGGAGATGGAGGAGAAGGCTATGGACGAGGAGAAGGAGGAGAAGTCCAAGAAGATGGACAAGTCCCTCATCTCCGAGGACGACCTTCTCAAGTCCCTGTCGCGCCTCGAAGAGGTTGCCAAGGGTGGCGTCGGCGCGCGCAAGCAGGAGCTGCTCAAGAAGAGCCTCTCTGCCGCGCTTTCCGATGCAGAGAATGCGGAGCTTATCAAGCTTCTCGCCGGCGCGCGAGAGGGCGGGCTTCGTGAGCAGGTGGCCAAGTCCATGAGCGGCGCTGACAACGAGGAGCTTGCGAAGTCGATCGACGTGTCGAACTACATCGCCGAGCTTCACAAGACCCTTTGCGACAACATGACCTCGCTCGCCACTTCCATCGAGAAGAGCGAGTCGAAGAGCGCGGAGCGCGAGAGCGTTCTTGCCAAGGGCCTACTCGACCTGACCAAGGCGATGATCTCGCAGGGTCGGCTCGTGAAGAGCCTTCAGGAGAAGGTCGACGCCTTCGGCCGTACTCCGGCGCACGGGCCGCGCGCGGTCCAGAGCCGCGAGCAGCTTGCCAAGAGCGGCGTCGCTTCGCAGGCCGAGGGTCCTTCCCTCTCGGCCAATCAGGTTCTCGACACCCTGGAGATGATGTTCCAGAAGTCGCTCAGCGGTGGTGGTGACGGCGTCGCCATCTCCGGCGAGAGCTACGAGGAGGCGATCTCCAAGTTCGAGCAGACGCAGCGGATTCACCCGCAGCTTCTGCAGGCTGTGGTGCAGTTCCGTCAGGGCCGTTGATCGGCACGACGCCTGACACGAGATACGAAAGGAAAAGCAAATGAACATGGTCAGTTGGCAGGACTACGCTGGCGTCGACGGCTTCTACGGTGCGTCTTCGCCCAATGAACTTCAGAGCCTGAACAAGGCCCTCTCGGCTGGGTCGAGCATCAACGCTCCGGGATCGGCTGTTCCCGGCGATGGCTTCGCGATGCGCGTCGAGTCTCTTGAGCGTACCCTCAAGAGCACCACTTTCCGCGCGGAGCACATCCGTCTGTGGCGGGCGATTCCGAAGCTCCCCGCATACAACACCGTCGAGGAGTTCAACCAGATCCAGAGCTACGGTCAGTCTCTGGGCGGCGGCTGGATTCCTGAGGCGGGCCTTCCGAACGAGACCGACGCGCAGTCCGAGCGTAAGTACTCGATCGGAAAGTTCATGGGCGTCTCGCGGCGCGTGTCGCACGTGATGACCCTCGTGAAGCCGGCGCACGGCAACGTGATCGCCCAGGAGACCGTGGCGGGCACCCTCCACCTTCTCCAGATGATCGAGAACAACCTGTTCTTCGGCGATAGCTCGCTTGACCCCCTTCAGTGGGATGGCTTCGAGCGTCAGATCGAGGCGGGCGCTCCTGCTGGCAACATCATCGACCTCCGTGGGCAGCCGCTCACCGAGGAGGCGCTCATCGACGCTTCGCTCACCATCATGGATGCGCCGAACTACGGTCGGGGCACCCACCTCCATCTGAACCCCAAGGTGAAGGCCGACCTCGTGAAGACCTTCTTCCCGAAGATGCGGTACGACCTTGGCGCGCTTCAGAACGGCAAGATCGGTGGCGATGTGTCTTCGTACATCTCGCCGGCCGGCGACGTTCGCCTTGAGTCGAACGTCTTCCTGACCGACGGCGGCGGCGTTGCCGGCCTCGCGGCGCTCGGTGACGCGGCGCAGCGTCCTGCTGCTCCGAGCATCAGCGTTGCGGCGGCTGCGGCCCCGACTGCTAGCTCGCAGTTCGTGGCTTCGGACAACGGCAACTACTTCTACTGGGTCGTGGCGGTGAACCGGTTTGGTCAGAGTGCGCCTGTTCAGGTGAACGCTGTGACTCTCGCCGTTGCCGCTGGCGACGGTGTGAGCTTCACCATTCTTCCGGGCGCAGGTCCCCTGCCCTCGTACTACATGGTGTACCGGACCCGTGCGGGCGGCGCGGCGAGCACCGCTCGCCTCATCCGCCGCGTGTCGAACATCGTGGGCGGTGCGCCGAGCGCCGGCGCCCTCGCCTTCGTGGACCTCAACCAGCGGCTCCCTGGTTGCACCACCGGGTTCCTCTTCCAGCAGGACCTTGAGAACATGGCGTTCAAGCAGCTTGCACCCATGATCAAGATCCCGCTCGCGACTGTGGATCCCTCGATCCGCTGGATGCAGCTGATCTACGGCACCCCGCAGGTCTACACCCCAGGCCGTAACATCATCTTCCGCAACATCGGTCGTGCGGTTGATGCGCTGAACGCCTGAACAACCTGACGTGAAGGGGGAGGAGTCTAGCGGCTCCTCCCCCTTCTCGTGTTTGGAGTGCTTATGAAGATTCGGACAGATCAGGTCTCGCTTCGTGGGCAGAAGATCGATGTGCGTGGGCAGATCTACGCCATTGATGCCAAGGGCGTGGTCGTCGTTTCCGAGGAGCATGCTGCGCTCCTACTGAATATGCCTGGTTGGAAGGCTGAGGCGCCGGCCGAGAAGGTCGAAGACCTCAAGGAACAGCTCGCCCAAATGGACGAGATTGCTCTCGTTCGTGAGGCTCGCTTGGCGCAGATTTCGGTGGTAGGAAAGAGTAAGGAACAGCTTGCCGAGGATGTGGCCTCGAAGCGCAAGCGTCGAAAGGAATAAGACATGGCTCTCACCGCACGTCAGATTCAAGTTCTCAACGATCTCTCCAAGTACGAGCCTGCGCTCCGCAAGGGCGCTCTCTCTGCTGCGGACCAGATTCTTCTTGGCGATCTGCTTAGCCAGATCCAGATGCCGGCGCTTGTCACCGCTGCCGCATCTTCTGTTGCTGGCGCAGCCCTCAGCGGCACGACCTACAACGCCACTGCTGAAGGTCGCATCAATGCTCTGCAGACTGCGGTCAACGCGCTCGTCACCCTCGTGAACGAGATGCGGACCAACATCAACGCGCACGCTGCCTGATCTTGTTTGCGGCATTGCGCCGGAGGTGAGCCATGTCTTTTGAGAATCGTGGTGGATTTCCTATCGTCCGGCGCCTGTCCGTGACCACCACACTTGGGCAGTATCACCTGCCTGTCGCAACGAAGTTTCTTCAGATCTCGAATGAAGGCGCGGTCGCGGTTCGTGTGTACTTCACGCAGGCGGACTACACCGCAGGCGTGAACTACCTCGAACTTGCGCCGACTGTTGGTTATTTCGAAGGTCCAGTCGAACTTCGCGCGAACGCGGCAGAACTTTACCTCGCCGGCGTCGGCGGCACTGCTAACCCCGTCGTCATTGTTGCCTACCAGCGTCGCGGCTAAGGAGCCTTACAATGCAGCGCAGATCGCTCGCCGCTTTGGCGGCGCTCACCTTTTCCGGCACGATGTACGTTGCCTGGAATCAACAGACTCGTCTGCCTTACGGCGACCATCTTCGCTGGGTAAGCTCTGCCTTTGATGCGAGCATCTTCATGCAGCCGGATTCGGGCGTAGACGGCGGGACGACTTACGACATCGTCCTCTGGGTTTCTGCTAGCTATGGCAGCCCTTTGGCCAACTATGGCCCTCCGTACTACTCTGGAATTCCTCGCTGCCTGGATGACGCAAGCATCTGCGCATATCGAGCCATCGCTGACGCTGGAGTTGTCGCTGCCGTAGAGCCTGATGGGGGCGCATCAAGTCTAGGAATCACGCCGCAGGTTGGTGCGATCCAGGTGCTCGGTCGCGCTCTCAACCGTCCTGTCATTCTTGTGGACTGTCCGTTCCCTGGTTCGCCGGTCGCAGGCTACCAGCTTACGACCTGCGGCATGTACGGCAGGATGGACGACGCGGTCGCCTTCGCTGTTGATGCAGGCGCAACTCCTCGCATCAGCATTCTGACGGACAACTCTGGCGGCTTCAACGAAGCGCGGGCGGGCTCTCCCTTCAGCAGCTACATCGCGGACATGACAACACACCGGAACGCGATTCTGGCGCACATCGCGGCGCGTGCGGATGCAGGTGTCGCAGGTTACGGCGGGTCGCACCCTGTACGGTTCGCGCTCAACTCAGGAACGGCCCAGCACTATAGCGGCAGCGGGATTGCGCAGCATCCATACGCAGACGACTTCGTCACCTATACCTCAGACGCAGGCACGAACTCCGCGCTTTGCGGTGAGCTTTACTTCGTCGAGACAGGAGCGGACAACCTGCACCCAAGCCAGGCCGGTGGCATTGCGATGGCAGACCTCTACGGGCGATGCTGGGCTCGTATGCTCCGTCCTTCGCCGGTTTACGCGAGCGCGGTGCTAACGAACGTAGTGGTCGAGAGCGCGACGGACATTCGTGCGACCTTCTTCCTGCCTTGTCGTGCTGAGGGCACTTGCCTCGATAACGTGCCCATCACCGTGGACACGACGAATGTGGCCCTTCAGCAGACGACTGGGAACGTCAACAGCTACGGTTTCCACTTCTATTCGTCTGGGGCCATTCAGACTCCGGGCGCAGCAAGCAGTGCAACCGGACTCGCGTGTGCGGGCGGCTCGCAGTACTGCGACGTTCGCGTGACCTTTGCCAACATGCCTGCGAGCTTCGA